AAGAACTTCTTTTTGAAGAGAAAAAAGAAGACGACGAAGAAGAGAGCACTGAAGATGCCGAAGCCAGTGAAGCTGAAGAGAAAAAAGAAGCTGAAGAGAAAAAAGAAGCTGAAGAGGTTGCCAAGTCAGAGGTAAAAGATTCCTGGCAGGATATTGTCCATCGTGCAGAACTTCTTTCCCCTGGCATACGCATCAAAAAGCCGACCAAGGATTTTGCCTCTACGCTTATCGGTATCAAATCGAATGCTCTTGAAGCGGCTTCCGAGGATGGTAACACCAAAGCGTTTGCTGAAGCTTTTGGGGTCAAGAATGGTAAGATCCCCGTCAAGATGACGAGAGATGCTGTTAATGCAGCCTTTATTGGTGTTTCAGAGGCTATCAGTAAGGTCAACAACGCTAAGGTTCACAGTCAGAGCATGATTATTAAAGATCACAAGTCTGCTGTTTCTGTGAGAGATATTAACTCCCGTAACAGGGAATTTTACAAAACCGTCTAACACAAATAAAGGAGGATTTTAACTATGAGTAATGCTTTTGTTTACAGAATGCCTGCTGGTGTCCCGGGAGATGTTGGTCGGCTTGAACAGGCCACTATTGAACCGAATCAGTACGATACCGATTATCCTTGCCTGGCGTATGGTATCTTGGTAAAGTTGGTCGCCAGTAAGATCCGCCCCATTGCTTCCGGGGACGATATCTCGGCTGTTGGTTACGGATTCTTGGTCCGCCCGTACCCGATTCAGGAACCTATTGGTTCGGCTGCAAGTTCTCAGGCACTTTCTGCTGGTGCACCTAATACGGCTCTTGCGGCTGATGTTCTCCGTAGAGGGTACATGACTGTCAAGGTTACAGCTGGTGGTGCAACGGCTATTGCTTCTATTGCCAAGGGAGATGCTGTGTATGTGCGTTCTACTGCAGATACCGGCAAAGTAGTTGGCGATATTGAAGCTGGCAGCATTTCCGGGAATGATACCGTAACAGGGGCTATCTTCATGGGCGCTGCTGACACCGATGGCAATGTTGAAATTGCCTATAACATTTAACACAGATCAGAAAAGGAGGAAATATATAATGATGACATTTGATAAGTATACACTCGACAGTACCGGCGCTTTTCTGGTCGGCGAGCTTGAAAGATTGGACCAGAAACTTCATGAACCCTTGGTTGCAGTGACCTGGGGTCGGGACATTGATCTTCGCGAAGATGTAAGTATGGCTGATGAATCATCCAGCTATACCAATTCTACCTTTGCCGCTGCTGGTGGGATTGCTCCTACGGGCAAGAACTTCGTTGGTAAAGCAACCAATTCTATCCCTGGCATCGGCCTGGATATTGGCAAGACCGTCAGCCCGTTGTATCTGTGGGCTACCGAGATTTCCTATACCATCCCGGAACTGCTTTCCGCCCAGCAGCTGGGTCGCCCTGTTGACGAACAGAAATTTGCTGGTATGCAGTTGAAGTGGCAGATGGACATCGACGAAATGGTTTATATCGGCGACTCTGCTTATGGGAAGTATGGCTTGACCAATAGCACTGCAGTTACGACTGGCTTTGTTGATGCCGGGACTTCCGGGTATACTCAGTGGACCAATAAGACTCCTGCTGAGATTCTGCATGATGTCAACTCCTTGATTTCTGCTTGCTGGGCCGCTGCCGGTTATGCCGTGTGCCCCACTAAGCTTCTTCTGCCTCCGGCTCAGTTTGCTTACATTACCAGTCAGACCGTTTCTACGGCAGGTAATGTTTCGATCCTGAAGTTCCTGCAGGACAATTGCATCAGCCTCAGCATTAACGGCAAGAAGCTGGATATCCAGCCGGTCAAGTGGCTGGTTGGTCGCGGTGTTGCTGCTGGTTCCCCTTCAACTGCTACTGACCGTATGGTTGTTTACACGCAGGATAAGATGCGCGTACGCTTCCCACTCGTTCCGCTGCAGAGGACTCCGCTCGAGTACAGGAGCATAGCACATTTAACAACGTACTTCGGGCGTCTTGGTTGCGTAGAAACGGTTCACCCAGAATGCGTACATTATGCCGACGGCATATAATTTCAAGGGCTTACAATGAATCAGGGCAATGTAAGATGGGGGGCGAATGCCAAAAGTTAATGTAACACGACCAATTCAATTAGGTTTGGGGTTCGGTAAGAGGGATTTAAAGCCCTCTGCCAATCCCCATGTCCTTACAGAGGAAGAGATGAATGGTTGGTACATTCCTTCTCTGATTGAAACTGGGGCTATAGTAATTCTTGGCCAACCTTCTATTTCTCCTGAGCCGGCAAATGTCGATTTCGTTTATGAAGAACCGGCTCAGCAGAAAATAGAAAAATCTACTGAAGAACCAATTAAAGAAGAAATTGCTAAACCGAAGTTTAGAAAGATAAAAAGATGAGCACTTTCAGCGACCAGTTTAGAATTGATTTCCCAGAATTCTCGTATGGGAGCCCTCTCGATTATCCTGATAGTCAAGTAGACTTCTGGTATGATCTTGCGGGGAGTCAGATGAACGTTGACCGTTGGGGAGATTTTCTTCTGCAAGGGCAAGAGCTATATGTTGCTCACAATCTTTCGTTAAGTAAGGCCAGGCAACAAGCAGCATTAGCTGGTCAAGTGCCAGGCCAGGTGACAGGAGTATTATCAAGTCAATCTGCAGGGGGAGTATCCGCTTCTTTGGATACTTCATCTACTGCAGAAACTGAGGCTGGCAATTATAATCTGACAGTTTATGGAAGGCAGTTTATAAGGCTGGCAAGAATAGTCGGAAGCGGAGGCTTGTATCTCATATAAAATCACCATTTAAACGGAGTCTAAAGCCTTTTAACGGGCTTTGATTTAAAATAAGATCAAAAGGACCAGGGATGATATCAGCGGATGTTAAAGCGGCTTTAAAGGACGATAAACTGATGGCCGTTGTAAAAGACCTTCAAGAACTGACTAAGATTCAAGTTTTGGTTGGGGTCCCCGAAGTTACAGCTGGTAGATCCGATGATGGGCCCAGTAATGCTTTCCTTGCTTATATCCATGACAATGGTTCTCCAAAGCAAAATATCCCTGCTCGTCCGTTTATGAAGCCAGGAATAGCCTATGCTCAGAATTCCATTAATCGGTACATGTTGGCAGCAGCTCGAGCACAAATGAACAATGACCCGGAAGCAGTTGAAAGCAATTTAATGATGGCCGGGATGAGAGGTCAGTCCGGGATTCGCCATATGATTACCGAAGGCGATTTTGAACCTTTGAAGCCAGCTACGTTGAGAGGCAGAATGAGGAGAAGGAAATTCTTCAAAGATATGTCTGCTGCAAAAAGAAAGGAAGTATGGCCGGAAATTATGGCTTCATTCAAGCCATTGATCGATACGGGCAGCTTACGGCAGAGCATATCGATGGTGATTAGGAAACTAACATGAACTTTCAAGATCAAGTACAATATGACCGTCAAACCTTGTTAGAAAGAAAGAATAAATGTTCATGAACCTAACTAATGTTGCGCAGTCTTTAATTCTGAACGCTCAGAGTTACACTGTAAAGCGGACAACGGGTTCTTTTACCAGAGGGAGATGGGCTGCGGACACCCCGACTGAAATTGAAATGTTTGGAGTTGTTACCGTTGTTAATGAAAAGGAACTACAACAGATTCCCGAGGCTGATAGGATCACTGGGGCAATGTATTTCTTCTCCAAAGATCCTATCTACGTTACAAGAGAAGGTGCTGTTTCCGACAAGATTTACTGGCAGGGAGATTGGTATAGAATTTTCCAGATAGCTCAGTGGCCCGATTACGGATACTATAGAGCAACTGGAGTTAGAACAACAGGGAATTAGGAGGAGTCAACATGAACTTTCAAGATCAAGTATAATATGACCATCAAACAATTCAGGATATCAATGGATTCAACAGGATGTTTTACAGAGACAAATCCACTATTGACGGAGGCGAAGGCAGTGGAGTAAAGGACACAAAACATTTGCCAGTAAAGGACACGCTTACTGGATAAAAAGAAGAAATAATCCTCAACTTGGAGTTTATCACACCAATATGGGGCATGTTTCTCATAAAGAAATAAGGGCATTGAGTAAAAAAGGAGCGTTATATGGATCAAATGAGTATATACCTTTTAATACGAAAGAAGAAGCCGAAGAGTTTTTAGCTGCAAGAGAGAAAGAAGAATTAGAAAAGAAAGATTAAAATGGCGGAACAGTTTCATACTTTAGCTGAGTTGAACGAAGTCTTTCAAGAAGCTGTCTTGAAGATTTTGGGATACACTAAGTCGGGTTCCCCGGAAGAGTATTCGGATGCGGCTTATTATGCCGTTAGGATTACTAACCAAACGGAAGGCCAACCTGCCTGGGAAGTAGGGGAAGACGTAGTATTTGTTAGGTGCCTTGAAGAAGATGAAAGAATTAACAGAGAAAGAGAGGAGGAGAATGCCGATTATCTGGACAATCTTCTCACCTCCGTTTCATATACGCGAGTTATAGGTTTGTATCTTTCTATATACGGTCCTAACTCTTTTGATAATGCTCAAAGCATTCGTGATGGCTTTTTTAATGATTCCCAACGTGAGTTCCTTACAAGGGGACATCTTTATATTGTCCCGGATGTTGTTTCTCCTCGGAGAGTCCCTGAGCTTTGGGTTGGGCAGTGGTGGGAGCGTGTTGATTTTAACGTGAGGTTTAATGAGCATATCTGTAAGGAAACTGAGACAAATCGGATAGTTTCCGCAGATATACAAGTTATTACCGATGTTTCTGTGGATTGAGAGATGCCAATAGCCACTAATATACATGTCCATCCCTTTTTTGTAACCTGTACTGCAGGGGACAATGGGATTGTTAGGACTCCGGGACCTTCTTATCTGGATGAGTATAGCAATTTAATAGGCTATGTAAATGAAGGAACAGATGCTGTGTTCTTCATTTCTCCTAATCAAGGGTACGGGGTGTTAGATGTTATTGTGGATGAGGTGTCTGTGGGGCCAGTTTTAAACTGGGAGTTCTCTAATATTGCGGAAGATCATTCCATTAGCGCCTCATTCTATGCGTGCTCTTGGGATTTTACTGTTAATCTTGTTGGTCCTGAAAGCGCTCGTTGGATGGTGGACGAAGGTGCATGGAAGGTTAGTGGAGAGGTCATATCTATTCCCTCCGGGACCCATCGGGTTAGTTATTTAAATGTTGATCACTGGACTTCTCCAATAGATGAAATTGTTTATTTATCTCAGGATGAAAGCTTAGACAGGGTTTATATTTCGCAGTATCTTACTATTACTTCTTCCTCTGGTAGTAATGGTTCAATTTCTCCTTTAGGGAGCACTTTAGTAGCATATGAAGGAAGCTGCACGTATTTAATATCCCCAGATGTTGGCTATGATTCCTCTGTTATGGTAGATGGGATTGATCAAGGGGGCATAGAAGAATACACTTTTGATAATGTCATTGATGATCATACGATTTCTGCTTCTTTTGTCCGTAGTGCTCTAACAATCATGTCGTCTTCTGGAGACAACGGTTCAATTTTCCCTGCGGGGGAGATATCAATTGCATATGAGCAGTCTATTCTTTTTGAAATATCTCCTGTTGAAGGGTATCGCGTAGAAGATGTCTTGGTTGACGGCGTAAGCGTAGGTTCTGTGGAACAGTACGCTTTTTTAGATGTAACAATAAACCATACAATTTCTGCAACTTTTTCTACCTGGCAGTATTTTACGATTACTCCGTCTGTGAATGACCCCTTGACAGGTTTAATAGTTGCTGAGGCCGAAAGCAATACTGTTGTTCAAGGAGGAAGTATAATATATGATGTATACGCGTTTCCGAATTTTTATGTGCGAGATGTTACAGTAGATGGGGAGAGATACATATGCGGCCGTACAATAACTCATTATTCGTATGAATTTTCTAATGTCCAGCAGAACCACACAATTTCTGCGTATTTTAGCAATCTGCTTGATATTCAATTTTTCTTGTCTTTGCCTATGTCTTTAAACCTTTCTTCTCCGAGTTTATCTAAAATAGAAGAGACTCCTGTGAGCTCGAGTTTTTCTATGAATCTTCCTACTTCACCCGGTTTATCTTCTCCTTCTGCAGTAGTCTTTAGCTCCCTTGGCACTGCTACGATATCTATTGCCGTCCCGGGAGTAGTCACCAAATCAAGTCATGGTTTAATAGAGAATGATGAAATTAGTTTTTCAACAACGGGAGTTTTGCCGAATCCAATTGCCCCAGGGAAGAGTTTTTTTGTTCATAAACTTACAGATGACACTTTTAATATTATGGTGGTCCCTGATGGAAGTTACGTTGATACGACAGGGACTTCTTCGGGAGTTCACACTTTATGGAAAAGGGCAGTATAGGAGAATAGATAATGAATAGAGATGATAGTGTTGTAAAAGCAGAATATGATCGAATAGAGGAAAAGTACTTGCAGTTGGAGAGACTCAATCATGAGCTGAAAATTATGCCTCCTCCAAAAGTTAGTATTGCTTTAAAATCTACCTTAGGGGGAGAAGTAATTAGCGAGTATACGGGCAGGAGTCATACGTATAATAGAAATTTCTGGAATATAAATTTCTGTGTCAGAACAACCTTTAACTCTTCAGGGGCTCCTTTTGGAGCGGGGTATTTGACAAGGAAACAAACTAATGGATCAATCCAAGTCATTACTGGAGTATCTCTCACGTCGAATCTTGTAGGCTCTCTTGGGGTTGACAATGTGGGAATTGTGGTTGGCACAAGCAATACGGCTGAAAGCTTTGATGGGTTTGTGTTAGGGGCGTTAATTTCTAATGGGACCTCTTCAGGGAAATTTTCTTATTCGGCTCAATCGGCTACGACGGCAGTGTATACTCCTGGCACTTTAACTTGGGAGGCGACGTTAATTAGGATATTTAACAATAACTCCGGAGGGTTGATTACAGTGGCTGAAGCTGGGATTGTAGATGGGTCTGCTTTTTGTCTTATTACCAGAGATTTAATTGCTCCATCGGTTCCAGTGGCGAATGGCGGTCAGTTGACGGTGACATATATGATTTCTCAAGTGTTCCCGGGATAAAAATAATTTTATAGAGAGGTGAAAAGATGACAACTCCGAACACATTTAATTTAGACAGCATAGTCGACATTTCAGTGCAGATTTCTCCGTTGGCTGCTCCAAGAGCTACTTTTAATGAGCTTTTGGTTGTAGGCGCTTCTGCAATCATTTCTACAGCAGAACGTGTCAGAATGTATGAAGATGCAGACTCCATGCTGGACGATGGGTTTACAACTTCGAGTATGGAGTATGAAGCAGCACAGATTTATTTTTCTCAGTCCCCTCAGCCGAGAAAATTGTGGGTTGGGATAAAAGATGGCGGAGAGACTTATGAGGAAGCGGTTATTGCGTGCAGAGATGCCAGTTTTGATTGGTACATTGTGACGTGTCCAGATGCAGTTAAGGCTGATCATGAGACCTTGTCCGCTTGGGCAGAGTCTGCGAGTCCTTCTTCAATTTATGCCTTTACAACTGCAGATGCTGATGTTATTTCAGGGGCAACGGCGTCTCCTCCTGGTGTATTTGAGTATATAAAGAATTTGGATTATTCCAGAACTATTGGTCAGTACTCAACAAACCAAGGAGGTTCTCCCGTAACTTATCCTGATAATAAGTATGCTATTGTTGCCATTATGGGATATGCATGCGGTCAAAATTCTGGCCTTGCAGGATCGGCTTTTACCCTGAAATTTAAACAGGAGGTTGGAATTGCGACTGAACCGCTTACCACTACTCAGAGAGGATATATAGAGAATAACCATGGCAATCTTTATTTGTCTTATGGTAACTATTATTCTTTCTTTGAACAGGGAGTAATGGCTGATGGATCTTTCTTTGATGAGAAGATTAATCTGGACATGCTCGTTAATAATATTCAGTTGTCTGTTGCAGATCTTTTATACGGGACCCCTAAAGTTCCTCAAACAGAAGCTGGAGTAACTCAGATTATTCGGGCTATAAACCAGGCTTGTGACCAGGCCGTTTCTGTGGGGTTCCTTGGCCCCGGTACATGGACCGGAGTTGATATTATGGCCTTGAAAAGCGGTGACACTTTGCCTAAGGGATATATGGTTCAAACTCAGCCTTTATCTGAGCAGTCTGATGCAGATCGTCAGCTCAGAAAATCGCCCAGTATTTATGTTGCGATTAAAGAAGCTGGTGCCGTGCATAGTGTTTTGATTGGGGTTTATGTGAACAGGTAGAAAGGAGAATAGGATGGAAACATATAGTTTTTTGGATTGTGTTCTTAATCTTGCTTTTGCGACAGGGGCGTATACAATTACAGGCAAAGGCATTGGGAAGGTAACTGTATCAATGACGCAGGAAAGGACTGCGATTGATGCCGCAGCAGATGGGAATATTATGATTTCGAAGATTGCAGGGAATCATGGGACTCTTACTCTTGAGCTTCAGCAGACTTCTGATGCGCATAAATTTATGTTGGGGATGTATAATGCTTTAGTGATAGCACCTCCTTCCCTTTGGGCCCAAGGGGTGGGACTTCTAAGATGCACGAGCGATAGCACAAGTCATTCATTTACGGGTCTTTGTTTTCAGAAGCTTGGGGACAAAGGATATGATAAACAAGGGGCAATGGTGGCTTGGCCGCTTTTGGCAGGCGACATACAATCTGTGCCCTTTTAATTAACACAGATGGGGGTGTGTTATGGGTATTCGAGAAACAAGTAGAATTGTTATTCTTGATAGTAGGAAATGGAAGGTATCAAAATTTGATGCCTGGGCTGGTAGTTACATTGCTATTAAATTATTTTCTAAGCTCTCCAATGTTGCGATGGCCGTGGTTTCTGGTCAAGTAGGGGATGGAGCCGTAGTGGCCATGGCCATCGCTAATGAGCTTGGAAGTATTCCCAGAGTAGAATTTCAGGAGATCCAACAGCTTTGTCTTTCAACAGTTAAAGAAATCAAAGAAATTGGAGGGAAGGATCTCGAATCGCCTGTTTGGTTGTCAGACGGGAGATGGGGGGTAGAAAATCTGGAGGATGATGCTCTTTTAGTTATGTCTTTAGTCAGCCATGCTTTGATTTATAACATGACAAGTTTTTTCGACGAAAGCCGGTTGAAGGCATCGATAGAGAGCTTCCAGGGTTTGATCCCGTCAGGTGCAGTAATTTAGATGAATTTGCTTTTGCTCCTGTTGTCACGGGAGATTGGAGACAATTTCAACTTTGGGACGGGACTTATTCTTTTGACGATCTTTGTGACTGGCATGAAATGGATTCTGTAAGAAATGAGAATAAAAGGCGGTATCATCAAATGATGGATGCACAAAGAAACATGGCTCCATATTGAGGCAATAAATGGACGATGTTATAAAATCATATTTAATCTCTCTTGGGTATAAGATTGATACCTCATCTGCAGCGAAGTTTCAGGCTGCAATTAAAGCAGTCAATGATTCAGTTAATAAGTCTACAGAAAACATGGCGATGTCCTATGCTTCTGCTTCAATAAAAATAGTAGCTTCTTTTGCTGCTATTGGAGCAGGAATAGCTTCTTTAATTGACCAGCTTGCTCAGGCGGATCTTGGGTATCAGAAATATGCTTTGCGAATGTATATGGCAAAGGATTCTGCAAAGCAGTTTAAAATTGTTACCGATTCTATGGGAGAGTCTCTTCATGATATTGCCTGGATTCCAGAATTAAATGAGAGGTACAAAGATTTTATGGGGACTGCCGCTAAGATGGCTCTCCCTGAAGATATTGGTGAAACATGGAAAAAGGTTCGTGATATTCGTGGAGAGTTTACCCGGTTGAAAATAGAATCAAAGTTTGCTTTGGAGTGGATTGGATATAATCTTGTTAAAAATTTAGTATCTCCTATTGGAGACGCAAAGACTGCATTTAAAGGATTTAATGATTGGTTTGTTCAAAAAGTTCCTGAGTGGTCTAAAAAGATTGCTGATTGGTTTAGTGCTGTTTTGGATTATGTTTCTCCTGTTGGTAGAGCAATAAAAGAATTGGGTGAGATATTTCTTGATTTTTATAATTCTTTAGGCCCTCTTGAGAAGCAATTATTGGCTTTTGGAGCGGCTCTTGCGTTTATGCTCAAGACAGGGCCAATAGGGGCAGTTACTACGGCCATGATTACTCTAATCGCTCTAATGGACGATTGGTTTGCGTTTTTGGATGGAAGAAAAAGTGTTGGTGGAGAAATAGGAGTTTTTCAGGTTTTTGGAGCGGCTATAGATACGGCTATCCGTTCAATGGCGGTAGCTCTTGCTATGGGAGAACGACTCTGGTATACATTGAGAGGAGAACAGTCTCCTGGCCAGAAAAGGAAACTTTCTGTCGTTGATGAAATAAAAGAAGTTTGGAATGGGGTTTCTGGGTTTTATGGCCCGGGAGGGATAAAAGAAAAGGCTGAAAATAAACACAAAACAGGAGCCCCAACTCCACCTTTGTCCTCGCACTCTAAAATTGATGTACCATCTGATGTAACTGAAGCTGCAGAATTGGCGTCTAAAAAAACAGGAGTCCCTGCGAAATGGATTTTTGCTCAATGGATGCATGAGACAGGAGATTTAAAAAATCGTGGTGCTCGCGAACTTAATAATTTTGCTGGCATCAATGTTCCTGGAGGTAAAGGTCAAGACTATCGTAAATTTAATAGTGCTAATGATTTTGCGGAGTACTATTCGAATCTAATAAATTCTCGTCGTTACTTAGGGGCTAAGCAAGCGACTTCCTATGAAGAGTTTGCGAGAGGATTGGGTCGGGGAGGATGGTATACGGCAAATCCTAACGAGTATGTGATGGGAATGGGTCGTCATATAAATGATTATCAACCTTTGAAATCCTCTGCCTCTTCTGGCAATACTATTATTATCAATGGGGCAATGGATATGACTCCCAGACGTTTAGAACATGTGCTGAATACAAGTTTTGCTTATCAGAGGTAGATGTCCATGGTTAACTGGAATAAGTCTTTATTAGATACGTCAAGATTGCAGTATATTGCATGGCAAACTTGGCTGGAAGCAATAACACCTAATCCTCAGTTGGAAGAAACAGCGTATCGTCCTGTTGGTTGGGCTAATCAGCAAATAGCAGAGCAATTGTCCGGGGAGGGGGCAGAAGAGGCGCAGTCTGGAGCAAATACGTGGATTGATGACGGGACAGGAGAGGCCTGGGTATTTGATGCTGTTCTTCAGTTAAATCATAGTCATTCACAGAGAATTACTCAGCATCCCGTTCAAACAGGAGCGAGCAAAACAGACCATTCATTTTCTTTGCCTTCTAATTTGACTTTAGAAATTGGAATGAGCGATGTTATGGATAGTTTCAATCCCGGCCAATGGGGAACGGCAGAGGAGGCTCCAACTCGGTCTGTTCAGGCATTCCAGAAATTATTGGAGTGGAAGAATGCTGGGACTCCACTGAATATTACTACGAGATTGAACACGTATGAGAATATGGTAATTGCGTTAATTTCGGCTCCAGATGATTTTCAGACTTTTTATGGGTTGAAATGTTCAGTTACTTTTCAGCAGATTTTTGTAGCGAGTATGGAAGAAGGCTATACGGGAGAATTTACTTCAGATAGAGAAGCCGTGACAAATAAAACAGATGAAGGGACAAAAGGGGATTCTCCGGCAAGAGCTACTGACTATAATCGAAATTCTAAGGCATACGATTTTATATTCGGTGATGGAATGTCTTTTGGTAAATAGGAGGGAAGGATGCAGCTAATTCCTTTGAATAGTTTAGATAATCAGACATTCCAGTCCTCTTTGTTGATAGATGGAGCAAAGAAAAAATTAAACTTTCGTCTATACTTCAATGAAGTTTGCAATTATTGGGCAATGGATATTATTGATGGAATAACACAAGAAGCTTTGGTTTCTTCAGCCCCATTGATTACGGGGTCAAGTAAGGAATCAACAAATCTTTTAGCCCAGTATTCTTATTTGAGAATTGGGTCTGCTTATTTGATTAATGCGGAGAATGTATGGTCGGATCCTGATCATGTAACATTGGGAATTAATTTTCTCTTAGCTTGGGGTGATACTTTGTAATGGACACTTCAATGTATGGCCGTTATTGGAAACTTGACATTAAGTGTGCCGATGGGGCTACTTTCACTTTAAAAGCTGATGGATTTAAAACAGGAGAAATGTTAAAGTGTACTTTTGACATTAATTATCCTGGGTATGATGGCTGGTTTGTTTCTGAATTTAATATCTGGAATACGAATTATGAAACACAAAAGAAAATTATTGAGTCCGGAGCTGAAGTGTACTTTTCTGCGGGTTATTCTGATGGCAGACAAGGGCAAATCTTTGGTGGAGATGTTTTTCAGGTGATGTATACTCGGGAGAATGTAACTGATAATCGATTGACTTTAGTCTGTGTTGATGGAAGTAGGCTCTACTCTGAGAATTTTACTTTATTTACTTTAGGCCAAGAATATACAGAAGCTACTCTTACCAATGCAGTAGCCTCCAGAGCAATTAAGCCCGTAGAGGTAAACTCTGAAGAACTTCCTCCTGAAATGGACGAAATAAAGTTTCCCAGAGGGAGAACGGTTTTTGGCTCTCCTTCTACAGTTGTTCGCGAAGTGACTCGAAATGCAAGAGGGTGTTTTTATATGGATAAAGGGCAGTTAAACATTTTTTTGCCTACCGATGAGCCTGGGGATGAAATTGTAGATGTTAATCCAGAATCTGGATTAATAGGTACACCAATTCAAATTGAGAATGGAATTAGATTTAGAACTCTTTTGAACCCATTTATAACGTTGTCTAATCCCCCGAAGTGGGTAAAAGTTGATTTGAGTAAAGTAACTATTCAACAGCAGAGAGCACAAATAGGGAAAGATCTTATTAGTAAGCTTCCAAAAGATGGCTATTTTCAAATTGGAGGGATAAGGCATACAGGAGATTCCAGAGGGAATGATTGGTACACAGATGTTGTTGGGTATTCTCTTGCTGGGGCTAAAGCTGGTTCGCAGTTGACTGTTCCTGGGATGAAAAGGATTTCTGAAAAGGTAGATCAAACCGGAGGGTCTCAATGAATACAATCCCTTGTATGATAGGGTCTCCGGGAGAAGGGATAAAGGCTTCTCTTGATAATTTTGATGCGGGTCTCCGCTGTGCAATCCCCGGAGTAATAGAGACCTTTAACCCCGATAAGCAAACGGCAACTGTAACAGTAGCTATTGCCGAGAGAGTAAAAATTGATGGTGAGTTGTACTCTGCTCAGATTCCAACTTTGACGGATGTCCCGGTTTGTTTTCCTACTGCTGGTAATTTTTCTCTTACATTCCCAGTCAAACACGGAGATGAGTGCTTGGTTGTTTTTGCGGATACTTGTATAGATTCGTGGTATCAATCGGGTTGTTTGGACTCTCCTGATGGGCATATTGCTACTCTTCAGATGTCGTTGAGGCGCCACGATCTTTCTGATGCTCTTGCTATCGTAGGAATTAAATCCCAGCCAAAGAAGCTTTCTAATTACTCTACTTCCAGCGTCCAACTTCGATCCGATGACGGGGGAACTTTTGTTGAAATTACTCCATCAGGGGAAGTCAATATAGTCGCTCCTGGGAATATGAATATAACCAGTCCTAAAGCAATGTTTAATGGAGATCTTGAGACCACAGGGGATGTGACCGTTGGGACGGGAGCATCTGGTGTTCTTGTTGATTTGAATGGAAGGACTTTTACCATTCAAGATGGAATTGTGATCAGTATTACATAAGAAGGTGCCAGATGACGTCTGTTAGAGTGAGGAGATTAGATGACAATTGGGATCCTGTTTATGGGAATGGGAGGAATGACTACTTGACTGATCAAGATGCGATGCTTCAGATTGTCAAGAGTAGGCTCCAGAATCTTTATGGTGAGTGGTGGGAAAATACTCTTGACGGCCTTCCTTTATTCCAGAAAATTCTTGGTCGGGTTAGAGTGGATAAATCTATTCCCGATAAGTTGATTCAAAAGCGGATTAAAGAGACGCTCTATGTTAAAAAGATAACAAAGTTTACGTCTCAGTTTGACCCTAATACAAGGCAGTATAGCTGCCAAGCGGTAATAGATACAGAATTTGGAGTAATTACCGTAGCAAGTGGAGGTGTATAAATGACATATGCTGCCCCAACCATAGGAGTGCCCGGACTTACAGTCCCCACTTATGCTGACATTCTTCAGTATTTGATTGATGCCAAAAAGACTATTCACGGAAGCGACATATATTTAGAGAATGATTCCACAGATTATCAGGAGCTCTCTGTATTTGCGTTGATGCTCTATGATATAAGCATGCTTCTTCAGTATGTTTATAACAATAGAGGTCCTCTCACGGCGGTAGGCTCCGGGTTAGATCAAATAGTAAAGCTAAATGGTATAGAGAGAAAGCAAGCTTCTTATTCTACCTGTATTGTAGGGTTAACCGGGACGATAGGCGCGACAGTAGTAAATGGCATTGTCCAAGATCAGGCAGGTTATCAATGGGGCCTACCTTCTACGGTCACTTTGGAGTCTACAGGGTCCCCTGCTTATGGGTATAAAGAAGTTACGGCTATTTGTGCGACTCTGGGGGCTGTTTCTGCTACTGCCGGGACAATAGTCCGAATTGTTACTGCTCAAGCGGGATGGACTTCCGTCACAAATCCTTCTGCAGCGGTAGAAGGAGCCCCAGTTGAAACGGATGCAGAGTTACGATCACGGCAGTCGGCTTCTGTAACAAGGCCATCGATGAATTTGGTGTCAGGAACTTGGGCGGCTCTTTCAGCAGTCGACAATGTTTCCAGATTAACAGTGAAAGAGAACCCGACTGGAACCCCGGATGCTGATGGCTTGCCTCCACATTCTATTTCTTGTGTAGTAGAAGGAGGAACCGATGAAGATGTAGCTACCGCTATTTGGGCCAACAGGGGGATTGGGTGTCAGATGAATCCCGTAGCTACATCACCGGAACCTTCTTATGCGGTTCACCATGATGTAGAAGATTCTGTTACTTTAATCGTGACAACGATTAATTTTTACCGCCCTGATTATGTTCCCATTTACGTAGAGATTGGGGTTAAACAGATTTACGGTTATACATCTGTGACAACTGATGCAGTTAAATCTGCGGTTGCAAGCTATCTCAACAGCTTAAGTATAGGAGAGGATTTAACCATTTCTGCCCTTTACAGTGTAGCGCTTTCTGTTACCCCTGACTTGGCAAAGCCTATGTTTTCTATTACATCTTTGGTCGCAGGAATCTCTCCAGGGGGTATGGGATCCACAGATATTGAATTGGATTATTATCAAACAACGTCTGGGGATATAGCGGATATTACTATTAATGTAACGTGAGGTTGGTATGCCGGTAGAGCCTTTGTCTCCAGACAATTCGAGAGCGGTTTCTTATTACAATGGGCTTTTTACTTCCCAGTATCAAATGTCTTCGAATCTTTTACTCTGGGGAGAGTTTTTGTTCGGAGTCTTGAATTCCGTGGGGGATGTAGCAAGAACTCTTTGTGGGGATTTTGATATTGACTATGCAGTAGGTAATCAGCTTGATATTATTGGAGAAATTGTAGGACAAAATAGAACTCTTTCTTTTCAGCCTTCCTCTTCTCCCTCAAATCCTATTATGGATGATGAACTTTATAGATTGGTTCTCAAGTGTAAAGTAGCAATTAATCATTGGGATGGGAAGATTCAGAGTATTGAAAGCAAATGGCAGAAAATTTTCCCTGATACCCTTATCTCCATTGTGGATAACTTTGATATGTCAATGACTGTTTCGGTCATTGGGGGAGAGCTTGAAGCGATCGTTCAAGAAATGATTCAAAATGATATGATTATCCCCCGACCACAGGGGGTTCTTTTAAACTTTGCATGGCTTGGCAAGGTATTTGCGTACGATCTCGAAACTACTTCGTATGCGGGTTACGATGAGGCAAATTGGCTTGTATAAAAAGAAGGAGGAATAAATGTCAGCAAATAATTTCAAACAATTCGATACTGGTAAGACCAATATGATGGATGATGCTACATACGATGCTTCTACCCAGAGGGCTGGGGGAGTCCAGACCGGAGTTGCGTCATCACAGCTTCATAACAAGCTTTTTTATCAGTTGAGTACATTTGTGTCTGCTTTTGGGGCGATGATGTCCAGTAAAGGCATTGAGATCGAAGATGCCACTTCAGTTGACACCTATAATGATCTTGTTACAAAGCTTGGCAATATTCTAATTTTTGGCGAAGGCGGTCATACAATAAAAGACGAAGGATCAGCATTAACTCAAAGAACTAATTTAAATTTTACTGGTTCTGGTGTTACCGTTACTGATGATTCTGGCAATAATGCTTCTGTAGTAACAATACCTGCTACTGGTGGGTTGATAACAATTTACGATGCTCCTGGTTCCGGGACATATACTGTTCCCACCGGGACTACAACCTTAAAAGTTGCAATTTTTGGAGCTGGCGGAGGGGGAGGGATATCCCTCCCTGAGGCAGGAGGGCAAACCGAAGCAACTTCAGGAGGGTATTCAAAGATTGTTATCGCTGCCGTCGATATAATCGCTGGTGGAGGAACTGGAGGGATGTCAGATAGCACTGTGGGGGATGGTGGCACTATTTCAGATTCGACGGTTCTTCCTTACTTGTCTCTTTCTCATATTGGATCCGCTGGGGCAGTTGGGCAGAACGATGGAGTTTCGGGAGGTGGAGGAGCCAGCGGGTTTTTTGGGGGGCAGAATATAGCAACAACCCCAACTGTTCAGACGAACGGAAACGATGGAAATATGGGAGCTGGTGGAGGAGGAGGGTATTCAAACCAACTCGCTGCTCCTTCGGGGTCGGGAGGAGGTGGAGGAGCATATATTGAACTTTATGTAGAGTCCCCTGCATCCTCTTATTCCTATACTGTGGGGGCCGGAGGCACCGGGGGAACTTGGGGTGGCGCAACCCATGGCGGGGCTGGTGGAAATGGTGCGGTTATTTTCGAATGTTTTTCATAGGGGGAGAGCATGAAAGTAAAGTATGTTGATTATGACGGATCTGAACAGCAGATGCAGCAGATGAGAGAAGAGCAATCCCTGCTTGGATGGGTAATGAGATGTCTTGTAAACAACAGTCGGCAGAAATACATTGAATTTAGTCTTTTTTCGGATTTTGTAGTTCAGATAGAGCAAAAGAGAAATGATCTTCTTTATAAGTATGATTGGACTCAGCTTCCAGACACAAGGTTGACGGCAGAGCAAATTCAGGAATGCAGAACATATCGAGAAGCTCTGAGAGGGATAACATCTCAAATTACAACCATTGGGACTCCAATTGTATGGCCGGAGGCTCCTTTGGTATGAATCCTTTGCTGATAGTAGGTTGTCACACCGATGCAGTAGAGGAAGCCGAGAAGGCGTCTTTACTCATTGCTAATGAATGCGACTACCTTGCTGTTGGTAAAGATGCAGTGAAATTAAAATTTAATTGGAAGTATGTAGCTACATACCATAAAGAGGATCTTGTGGATATTTTATCCCAGATAGACAAAAGAAAGCTTATTGATTGTCAGATAATTTCGCATGAGAAAGCCGCTGGAGTAGATGTTATTATCCCTTTTGAGAAGCCATCTGGATCTTCTGCCCTTCTTGGGGCTTTAGCTGGGATTCAATTTGGATATACCAAGATGATCCTCTGCGGGTGCCCCTTAGAAGGAGGGAATAATAAAGGTCATCTTTATAATAATTTAGAATAGGATGGGAGAAAAAGAAAATTATTGTAGAAAGTTGTGTTCGTTCAATGTCTGGGTGGACAAAGAATTTCTTAGGTTCTCCATCCCTTGACTGGTTAGTGGAGTAGTTTCACTTTTTGGGGGAAGTAATAAATGGATAAAGAACATCAGAAGCTATTTGAATTAATTTGGGACAGGGGCAATTTCAGACAAGGCTCTACGGCATTGAGAATGTCAGAGTTAATCAAAGGGATAATCCCGCCGGGGACAAAAATCAACGATTACGGGTCTGGAACAGGCCGTGTAGAGGTAAATCTTTTAAAGTGTGGCAAAAACTACTCCTTTAGTATGATAGACATAGCTTCCAACGCCTTAGACCCTGAGCCAAGAAGCTTACTCGGCCCTTATCTAAAGTTTACAGTGGCTGACCTTCAAGATCTCCCTCCAGAGATAGAGAAAACAGAGTGGGGCTTGTGTATCAATGCCTTAATGAATATCAAGCCAAAGATGCTTGATCCAATCCTTTCTGAAATTAGTAGAACCTGTAGCAATTTAATCTTTGAAGCCTATGATATGGATGATTTTCGTTGCGGTTACCAGCTTTCCATGAATCAGTTAAATAAGGATCAGTGGCATAGGAAATTGAATGAGTATTGGGGGGATGTTCGGTTTATTCAGTCTCCAGAGTCTAAACGTCGTTACATATTTATTTGCAGGCAAATAACGGAGGAGTGCTCTAACAGGAGTTTGAGTGGCCCCCATCACAAAGATAACTGTTAGAGCATAACTCCGACTATAAAGGAGAACAAATGATTTCGGTGATCACACCTACTGGAGATAGGGAGATTGCTTTTAAACTCTGTCTGTCTTGGATCAATCAGCAAACAGTTAAACCAGATCAATGGATTGTCGTGGAT